CAAAAGCTGCAACTCCAGAACAAGCTGAGAACTATTGGAGAGATTATGTGAATCAATATGATGATACTTGGAATGATATACTTGCAATAGATACTAAGACTCATAAAAAATTATTACGAAATGAAGTAAATCTAGCTAACGCTAGAGAAGAGTTAGCAAAATCAAGACTTACTCTTGAGGCTAATATTTCAACAATGCTATTAGAACGAGCAATAGCTGATAGAAACTTCAAGATTGAAGAAAAGAAAAAAGAGAATGACTATCTTTATTCTAAAAATAAAGTATCTGCAAAAGAGTATTTTCAAACAGAATTAAATGATGCTAAAAGTATGTATCAAGATGAACTTACTTTAGCAGAGAATTATTGGGAGAAATGGAATCAGGAACACTCTGAGGAGTTATCAAAATATGCAGCAAATAGTAAAGAGTGGCAAGCATTAGAGAATGAGGGTACGATAAAATATCAAGAGATGCTTGATAAACAAATTGCAGCAACTCAAAAGTTTGGGTCTACTATAGCGGAAATATCCAGAAAAGCTAGAGAAGAGCTAAAACTTTTATATGAGACTGGTGGTGGTTGGGCAGTAATTAAAAAAGTATCTGAAGATTTAAGTATTGAAAATTTAAATATGGCTAACAATCTTAAATCAATGGTAGAAAGCATTTCAAGTTCTATGGAAAATGCTTTTATGGATTTCTTTGACCACACATCGGAAGGTTTTCTAGATTGGAGTAAATTAGTTACAAGTGTTATTAATGACATAACTAAAGAACTTATCAGAGTTTTTATTGTAAAACAATTGATTGGTGGGATTCAAGGACTAATTGGTGGTACTAATAGTGGAAATGCTGGCATGAATTGGGGTACTACATGGCAAGATACTAACTTTGGTGGCTCATTTGCAAAAGGTGGTTCTGTAGCATTAAATAAAGCCTACTTAGTTGGTGAACGGGGTCCAGAACTATTTGTACCAAATTCAAATGGTACTATAGTACCTAACGGTAGTGCAGTTACAACACAACCTATAGTCAATGTCTATAACAACAATGGTTCTAACATTTCTACAAATACTAGAAAGACTAACCAAGGTGTGGAAATAGATGTTCTTATTGATAATGCAGTAGCAAAGAAGTTAGGTCAATTTGGAAGCTCTTCAAATAAAACTATGAGAAGTAACTTTGGTGCCCAACCAGTGTTAATAAATAGGTAGGAGTTAATTATGATTCTTTGGCCTCATGTGTTACCTCAATACTTACTGATGGATGGATATGGGGAAGCAGCTAGTCAGCAGCAACTCAGGTCTGGTATGGATGCAGGACCTGATAAAGTTCGAAGACGATTTACAGCAGCTTCTAGACCATTACAAGGTAAGATAGTAGTTAACCAAGCCCAGTTTTCTTTCTTTAAGAACTGGTATGATAATGTTTTGCTTGGTGGTACTTTACGGTTTGGTTGGGTGGAACCATGGAGTGATGATACTATTACAAATCTACTTGACAATCCAGGCTTTGAAGATGGGGTAACTGGTTGGGTTGGTTGGCAAGGTACTCCTATAAGTACATCTGGTGGGATTTATCTTAACTGTTGTGAGTTAACTCAACAAGCGGGAATAACTGGAAGTGATGTACAAGTAAATATGGCAGACTTAATTCCAGGTGATACCTATTCTTTTGGGGGTTATGTTAAATCAGGAACAGCAGGTAATGAATCTGGTGGTAATATCGGTTCATGGGACACTGATGGGGAAATTGCCAATATTGACTTTACTTCTTCAGAAGATTGGGAATATTATCATTTCGATTTTACCGCAGTATACGCAACAACCTATGTTGGTGGATATAAAGGTTCAGCTACCGAAGGAACTATATTCTTTGATGAATTTTCTTTAGTAGATATTACCACAAAACCTACAGAGTTTCGTTTTACTGAACCACCCACCTATGAAGCCGTAGGTGGTGCCTATATTGTAATCAACATGAGTTTGGAGATTTTACCGTGAGTATATCGGCAACTTTTAGACAAGCAGCTTATGCTCAAGAAACTGGAAGAGTTATAATTGCATTGATTACTATAGACCATGATTCTTTATTAGACCCTATAAGAATCTGTACCAATCCTACAGAACGACTTGCGGAGTACGAGACTGAGATTGTTTATGGAACAGTTAGCAATGGGGATAATTATATATTTTTACCAGTAAGATTACAAATACCTTCTGATACTGATGAAGGTCCTGGAAACATGATTATAGAGTTTGACAACATTCATAGAGATTATACAGAAGCGATACGGTCAATATTCACACCACCTATAGTGACAGTGGAGTTGGTTTTAGATAGTACTCCAGATACTGTAGAAGTTAGTTGGCCGGAGTTTATACTTACTGATATTACTTACAATATACTTACTATTCAAGGAACTTTATCCTTAGAGACATTGGATAGAGAACCATTTCCAGCTGGCACTTTTAATCCTACTTCATTTCCAGGACTATTCTAATGTGGACAGATAGTTATATAGATATACCTTTTAGATTTAATGGAAGAACCAGAGAAGGGTGTGATTGTTGGGGATTAGTAAAACTAATTTATACCGAGAAGTTAGGAATAGAATTACCCGATTATACTGGCACATATTGGAATGGGTCTATTACATCATTAAAAGAAGTAGCAAGGTTAATGAAGAAAGAGAAAGAGAAGTGGCAAGCAGTATCCGAACCAGAAGCCTATGATGTTGTTTTATTGCGAGTTGGTGGCATAATTGGTCACATAGGTGTGATTCTTGACAAATCAAAGATGATTCATATTACTGAAGGAATTAATAGCTGTGTTGAAAACTATAAGAGTAGATTGTGGAAAGACCGAATAGCTGGTTTTTACAGAAGGAATTAACGTGCTTATAACTTCATCAGATTCTAGAAAAGTTACTATGTCTCCTTTATTCTTTACGAAACCTCAATTTGTACAGGTTCCTAAAGGAATAACTATACGAGAGATAGTAGACTTAATGTATGAGAAAAACTCTATCCCACTTAATGAACGTGGTTATAGAGATATACTTGTAGAAGTTGATGGTATCCCAATATCTTTTGATAAGTGGGATAGAGTACCTTCAGTAGACCAACATGTTCTTGTATCATTCTTATTACACGGTGGTGGTTCTGGTAATACTCAGAAAGATATTGGTAGAGCTATGATGATGCTTGCTGTCGTAGTCCTATCCATCATGTCAGGACAAGTATATGGCCCTCAACTAGCTTCTTCACTTTTTGCTGCTCAAGCTGGAAGTGCCCTTGCTGTTACTACATCCGCTGTTGTATCCATGGCAGTAGCAACAGCAGGTATGATGTTGGTAAATGCCCTTGTTCCATTACCTAAAGTACATGACCCTTCTAGTGGAAGAGATAAAGCTTCTTATGGAATCACAGGAGCATCCAATCAAGCTAATCCATTCGGGACGATACCAGTAATTCTTGGTACACATAAAATGTTTCCCCTTTATGGTTCTTACCCTTATACTGAAGTAGTTGGTAATGATGAATACTTACGGTCACTCTTTGTTTATGGTTATGGACCTGCAACTATTACTGAAATAGAAATTGGTGAAACCCCAATAAGTCTTTATACTAATGTGGATATGGAAGTAAGAGAGGGTAGAAGTACAGATGCTGCTATTACTTTAGTTCCAGATACTGTACTTCAAAAATCAATTCAGGAAAGATTAAAAACGGATGACCCTCCTATTATTAAAAAAGTTGATGGTGATGGTTGGAATGAACTTGGTGTAAATATTATATTTCCTCAAGGCATTTATGATGAAGGTGCAACTTCTCAAATGGATGTTATTGTTGAAGCATGGTATAAAACTGAAGAAGAGACAGAGTGGACTCATGTACCTGGAGTTTATCCAGATACTTGTAATAAAGCGGATCAAACCAATCATACCTTTTATTGGAAGACAAAATCTACAAAACCTATAAGACTTGGCACAACCTGGACTGTCGATCCATCTAAGCAATACTATGTTAAAGTGCAAAAAACATGGAATAAGGCAATATATGAAGATAAACCAAATTATGCCCAATATTGTAATTGGGAATATCTGAAAGCATTTGCTCATGTTCCACCAGTTAACTTTTCTCAACCACTGGCAATGATGGGGTTGAAAATAAAAGCTACAGAACAACTAAATGGGGTAATTTCTGAGCTAAGTAGTATAGTATCTTCCTATGCTACAATATGGGATGGTTCTTCATGGACTGGTGAAGCTATTAGTAATAACCCTGCTGCTTTGTTTCGCATGGTTTTAATGCATCCAGCCAATGTAAAAGCAAGAATAGAAACTCAAATAGATGATGAAGGGCTTGGTGATTGGTATACATTTTGTGAAGATAATGGGTATGCATTTAATCAGATACGGGACTCAAAATCTTCTGTTTGGGAATGTTTAGCTGAGATAGCCGCTGCTGGAAGAGCAGCACCAACATTAGTTGATGGTGTATGGGGAGTAGTAGTTGATAGGTCTGATAAAGAAGTAGTTCAGCATATTACTCCTAGAAACAGTTGGGGATTTTCTTCTTCTAAAAAACTATATGACCCACCCCATGGATTTAGAGTAAAGTTTAAAAATGAATTAAATGATTATGAAGATGATGAGAGAATTGTTTTAGATGATGACTACCAACTTGACGGATACGATGCTTTTGATAACTTTGTTGGTACTGCTACTGTTACAGGGGCAACTATTTTTGAATCAGTAGAGTTTCCAGGTATCACTCATCCAGAATTAGTTTTTAAGTTTGCAAGATACTTTATGGCAGCAGCAAGATTACGTCCAGAAGTGTATACATTAAATATGGACTTTGAACACTTAGTTTGCAAAAGAGGTGATAAGGTTCTGGTTGCTCACGATGTTCCTATGTGGGGAACTAAATGGGGAAGAATTAAAGCTATCGTTTCTGAGCAAACTTTAATAAACTCAAGTGGAGCAGGAGTATTTTATGACCAATCTGGAAATGCTATAACTTGGGAATCTACAGATTATACATCTTGGGATGAGGGAGATACCACAGCTAAGATTGTAGGTATTCAATTAGATGAGAAATTTGCAATAACTTCACCTGCTCAGTATGTAATGAGAATTAGAAGAGGGGATACTGGAGTTAGTCAACTTATAAACTTAGCATATATGGCTGTAGGTGAGTATGACATCGCCATATTAGAAACAGCACTAGAAGTAGGGGATCCAATAATTCCAGAAGTTGGAGATTTAGTAATTATTGGAGAATTAACAAAAGAAACAAATGAATGTTTAGTTAAAGCTATACATGCAGAAAATGATTTAAATGCAAGATTAGAATTGGTTGACTTTGCAGCAGAGATTTATGATGCTGATGTTGGGGAAATACCAGAATTCAATACAAATATAACTAAACAACCAGAATTAACTGAAATGATTCCAGCTGTTCCCAGTATTTACTCAATTCAATCAGGAACAGAAACAATGGAAATAGGTGCAGCGGGACGGTTAGCTCCAAGAATGTTTGTAACTTGTGTTGTGGGTGAAACTAGTAGTAGAGTTGGTAGTTTTGAAGTTAGGTATAGGTTATATGGTGACCTTAAATGGGCATATGCAACATGTAAAGCTCAAGACCCTACAGCAATTTGTACAGATGTTATTGAGGGGGAAACGTATGAAGTTGCGGCAAGAAGTGTCAGTCCTTATGGTGTGTACTCAGATTGGTCAAGTATTCAAACTCATCTAATTATAGGACAATCTGAACTTCCAGATGATGTTACAAGATTTACTTGTAATATCTTAGGAACCGAAGCACACTTATCCTGGGAACCAGTTTCAGACCTAGATTTAAGTCATTATAGAGTACGATGGTCTCCATTAACTGCTAGTGCAGTTTGGGAAGACGCAATTGATATAATTGTAAAAGTAGCTAAACCAGCTTCTTCAGTTTCAGCCCCAGCTATGACTGGTTCTTATCTTATTAAAGCAGTTGATTATAAAGGTTTTGAAAGTGAAAATGCGGCAATCGCCTTGTCTAGTGTTACTAGAATACCAGGATATACCAATGCACAAACCCTTACTCAACCTGCTTGGAGTGGTACAGGTGACGGTGCGGAATATGATGCAGTTTTAGATGGTATAATTCTATCTTATACAACCACTGGAGATAATCTTATCGCAAATGGTGAAGATTTTACTGGAAGTACACTGGATGGTTGGAACTTTCAGCATTGTACCGGTTTAGCGGTAGATGGTGGTTATAAGGGAAATAAATGTTTACAAATAACTAGAACAGATTCTGCTACGCAAACGGCTTATTATCCTATAGTAACAGAAGAAGGAAAGAGCTATATTGCAAAGGTAAAAGTAAAGAGTGGTGTAAATGGAGAAGAATCTGCTGGATTTGTTATTGAAGATGGGGTAACTATTCTTGCTACTTCTGGGACAATAACAACAACAGATGATTGGGTTACATATACTTTGTTATTTAGAGCTACAGGGGAAACAACAAATGTAAACTGTCAGAGGGCAGTAGATGCTGCTGGAACAATGTTATTTGACGAAGTAGAGTGTTATGAAAACCTAGTAGCAAACGGTGAAGATTGGGTAGGTGGAGATTCGAACTGTGTTGCTCTGTATGATTTTGAAGATGGGGAATTATTCACTGATGGAAAAAGTACGAATACGTTATTAGCCTCTACAAGTACTCCTACAGTTTGTACAACAGATTATATAGTAGGTGCTGCATGTGCTGATTTTGAGTTAGATAGCTCCCAATACTTTTATGTAACTGATACTAACTTATCTTCAGATTTTCCATTTAAATCTGGAACAACAAATAATAAAATTAGTATTGCTGCATGGATTAAACCAGAATCTTTTGCTACTGGCAGCAATATAAATACTATTGTGAGTAAATATGATACAGGGTCTAATAGGAGAAGTTTTACCTTGCGAGTGTATGAGGAGACTGCTGAGGATAATAGATTAGAACTTGTAATAGGCTATAATAATGGATTGTCTTATGAGAAACTACAACATGAATATGGTTTGATAACAAATACGTGGTATCATGTAACAGCGACATTTGACAATGATGATATGTCTTATTCATTAAGATTAAAAAGTGAAAATGGAACCACTTTAGGAAGCGATATTGAAGCTACAGCTTTACATACTATAAGTTTTACAACAGAATCTTTTAGAATTGGGGCACAGTTTAATGCTGGTTCACTTTATGCAGGTTCAAGATTTGATGGTCTAATTGATGATGTTATTATTTTTAAAGATATTATTTCTAAAGCTGAATCTGAGAGAATTGCTTTAGGAACCTATGATGCTGGTGGGGATCTTACAGGATGGACTACATCAAATTGTAATGCTACCTCAGTAGCTGGTGGTGTTTCTGGTAATTGTTTACAGATAGAGAGAACTGGTGGAGATGAACAAAGTGTTTATCAAGTTCTATACAACTTAAATATTGGTCAAACTTATCGTCTTACAGCATCAGTTAAAGAAGGAACATCCGTTGGAGATACATTTAGATTAATTGCCTATGACTATATTAATGATACATCAGAATATCTTCAAGGAACAGCTACAGATGCTTGGGTAGAACACAGTTTTGACTTTATTGCAACTAATGATACATTATCCATATACTTACGAAAAGAATCTAATGTTGCTGGTACTATGTTGTTTGATGGTGTTACTTTTGAAGAAGTAGAATTATTGGATGAAGGAACTTATGCTTTGTCAGATGTAATTGACCTAGAAGGGGTTTATACAGCTAGAATATCAGCTTCCTTAACTACCACTGCTACCAACTTGTTTGATAACTTATATGAGTATGGAAACCTCTACAATGTCACTAATTTATATGGAGTAGATACTGGTCAATGTGGGGTTAACCTTGAAGTGAGAACAACTAGTGATGACCCAGATGCTACACCCACATGGTCAGATTGGAAACAGGTAATTGTAGGTGATTTTACGGCTAGAGCATTTCAATTTAGATTACGCTTTTGGACTAATGATACAGATATTACTCCAATTCTAACTGCTATTAGTATCTATGCAGATTTAGCTGACAGGACAGAAGGGTTTACTCAGGAGATTAATGCTACAAAAGAAACAGTAACATTTGCGTTTCCTTTTTATGCTACACCAAGTTTAAGTCTCAGTCTTGTGGATAATACTACAACTGGAACTTTTTATATTTTAAGCGATCAGACAAGAACTAATTTTTCTGTTGATGTGAAAAATAGTGGTGGTACAAGTATTACGAAAACAATAACAGGCGTGGCTAAAGGCTACGGATTACAGGAGGTCTAAATGTCACAAGTAACCGATTATATAATTACCCCGACAACTATTAACATGACAAATCTGGCTATAGAACTTCAGGAGATGTTTGCAGCAGCAGCATCGGCTAATAGAGGGTCAACTGCACCAACAAATCCTTTTGAGGGTATGTTCTGGTGGGACTCATCAGCAAATCCAGAATTATTAAAACGCTATACAGTAACTGCTGGTTGGGTAACACTCGTATCAGTAAATATTACCACAGGGGCTATGGTAATTTCTGGATATGTTTTAAATAGTCTTTTTACTGCTAATACAATCTTAGCAGCTACTACTTCGGCTACTCCAGCAGCTTTAACCATACCAGAACAGACTATGGTTGGAAGAATAACTGGTGGAAATATTAAAGCTCTTTCAGTCTCTGAAGTAAATACCCTTCTTGGAGGTTCTTCTTTACCTTGGGCTTTAATTACTGATGTAAAAGCTTCTGGAGTTGATGGTGGGGATGCAGATGGAGGTACATCTGAGCTTCGTACCTTAAATACTATAACAGGGTCTGAAGGTAGTGGAAATCAAACTTGGTGTACATTAGCAACAAACTCGATGAAATTTTCAACAGGTACCTATCTTATTGAGGCTTCAGCTCCTGCTTTTAATGTCAATACACATCAATGTTTTTTATATAATGCTGGTATCGCATCTGTAATTTTAAGAGGTACTTCTGAATTCACTAATGGATATGCATCAAATAGAAGTTTTTTAAAAGGATTATTTACAGTAACCAGTGCCGACCATGCTTATTATCTTTATCATTATATACAATCTACTAACGCTGGTGATGGGTTAGGAAGAGGTGGTGCATTTGGGAGTGGATTATTTAGTTCAGTATTTATTCAAAAGTATAGTTAAGGAGAAGAAATGAAAAAACTTATACCAATTTTAATATTAACCATTCTCCTTGTTTTTATAGGAGAATCCTCTGCTGTTAATAAGTTCTATTGGGCTACTGGACTTATTACAGGAGATGGTGCATTAAATACAATAAATGGTACTGAACTTGTAGATGGGGATATGGCTATAGTAGGGTATGATAATAGTTCTACTTATGAATTTTATCCCTATAGACTAGAAGACCATGCTTCAAATCCTCCAGACCAGGATTCACCCGATATTATAGCACCAACAAATAATGCTGAAAATAAACGATGGCATTTGTTAAAAGTCTATGGAACTTCCTATGTAGGGGCACCAGACCCAACTACTGCTAATACATGGACAGGAGCAAATATATTTAAAGGTGGTCTTACTGTAAGTACTGCTGAAGGTGTTCCTATTTTTATATTCCCAACAGCAGCCCCTGTTTCAGTTTCACAAATGTTTACTGTTGGAACTGATGGAGCAATAAACTATATTGATACCCCTGTTGGATGTATCCTTGGTGGGGGTGAGGGTGATGCTCTCGGTTGTTTAGGAGGTTCTGCTATTTGGACCTTGATTCAATCTACTGTAGCTGGTGGTACAACAATTTCTGATGGTCAATTTCTTTGTGGGGAAGTAAATGAGGAAACAGGAGAATGGACAGAAGTGAGTTGTGGTACTCCAGTGGTTGACCATAGTTCAGCCTCTCATTTACTTTGTAAAGATAGTGATGGGGAAGTAGAGGATTGTATTTTAGTTGGTCTTCTTTTATCTGGAACAACGGGACCAACTATTTCTGTCGTAGGTGTTATTTCTTCGGCAGCAGATGTAGGGAGTACGGCAGGGTATATGAAACATGACTCCGATGATACTGCTGGTAATAGTGGTGGAGC